AATTTAATACTCTTGAAATCGGAGAATTAATTAAAGTAAGCCCTAAAATGTATGACATGAATGATGATCATTATTCAATGAATAAATTTATTGGTCAATGTGTTCAATGTGCTAAAGGTATAAAAAATAAAGATACTTCTTATAGTATTGTTTGTGTTTTAAGTCCTCAAATAATGATTGATTTAAACCAAGAAGAAATTGCTAGAGATCATGGTGGATTTATGGAATCATTTGAAATTGGCCCAGAATGTGGGAGAAGAATAAAAAAAGCACTTAAAGATTCAGGATTAAATTGGAAAGATTATTTATATGTTCATAAAAAGGAGGTAGCATAATGGCAGTATTAATTGTAGGTGGATTATTAGCTTTAGTAATATTTGGGTACTCAATTTTAGGATTAATTTTTGGGTGGGAAAAATGAAAACTGAATTCACAGATACTGAAGTAGAGGTCATGTATCGTATTATGAGAGATTATATGGCTGAAGCAGAAACTATTTATCATGGTAATATTGATTATAAAGTAAGAAACTTATTTACAAGACTAACTTTAATAAAGGAGGTGGAAAATGCAAAACGATCTAAATAAAAGCTTTTTAGAGGCAGAACAAGTAAATAGAGAGCAAGAGTTAAAACTAAAAGAAGAAATAAACAGGGATCAACTTATAGTTAACAGAATGATCTCTGAAATAATGTGGGGAGAAACTAAAAATAATATGTTGTTTGATCTTGCAAAAGAATATAATGTTTCAACCAATGAGTTTGATTTATTTTATAAACAAGCTATAAAACACATAGAACAAGGAACAAAATGGTACAAAATATGAATGAAAGAATTTTTGCAAAAATCCACATGGATAAACTTCTATCAGAAGACAGAACAGATGAACTAATTTCAATCATAACGCACTACTTTAGTTCTAAACCAAATGTAATGAAAAAGCTTTTGGCGAGATATGAAGCAGAAATAAAAACTAAAACAAAAAAACAAACGAAGGGAAAAAAACAAAATGAGAAGGCTAAAGAAAACGAAAATGTTGTCAGTATTGCTACTGACGATAGCACTGACTAACTGTACAACATATAAACCTATAGTAGATACTAAAGGTCGTTCAGGTACTTTTGATGTTTCAAGAGCAGACGAACTTACTGACGATTTGCAAAGTTGTGAATATCAGGCAAAAGCTAATACGAATCCAGCGTTAGAAGTATCTAAAAAAACTTACAACATATTACTTAGACCAAAGCTTTTATGGTTATCGCCTAAAGCTGAAGATAAGTATAAACAATTTACTGTGAACTGCCTTGAAGGTAGAGGATTCTCAGTATTAAACAAATAGGAGAAGGCAATGATGACAGAACAAGACTTGGATAGGCAGAACTTCCAACAAGCAAAAGAAAAAGAACGACTGGAATTGAATCAGTATTGTTTAGACAATTCTATTCCTGCAGATTGTAAAGCAGAAGCTATAATTGACTATCAACAAAAATGGGGGAAACTATAATGAACGATTCAGAAATCAGAAAACAAATAGGAAAAAATCTTAGGTTTTTAAGAACTAGAACATTTAAGGAAGTTAAGAATAAAAAAAATAAAACAGTAATGAGATATATCCGACAAGAAGAATTGGCTAGGAATTTAAACATTACGTTCCAACAAATCCAAAAGTACGAAAAAGGTATTAACGGACTTTCAGGGGAAAAACTATATAAGTTATCTAAGTTCTTTGAAGTTCCGATGGAAATTTTCTTTGACCAAAGTTTAATAGAAAATCAAAACTTTACAAAGCTGATTAAAGAAAATGTGCAACAAAATAATCTTTAAAATCATGTTAGGATTAATTGTATTTTATGCTTTAATATATTTTGTAATTAGTATAATAACTATATAAAAAAACGAATCAGGAAGGGAAAAAATGATTGAAAATAAATTAGAATATAATGATGGTTCTACAGAACTATTATACTTTGATACTGTACCTCACAAATACTACTGGAATGAAAATGAAATAGTTTCAGCTACTAACATTACTAAACTACTTACTCCAGCCAATGTAATTGGTTTGTGGTCTGCTAAAATGTGTGCAGAGAAGTTTAAAGCATTAGTTCAAGCTGGTAAGTCTTATGATGAAATTGAGTTAATAGAATTGTATGATAAGATTAAAAAAGCACCCAATGAGTTTATGGTATCTGCTGGAAATGTGGGTACATTAATTCACGATGCTATAGAAGAATACATACATAAAGGAATTGTTCCTAAGATGCATAATCCACAAATGATTAAGTCGTTTGGTAAGTTTAAAGAATGGTTTGATGCTCAGGAAGATATTGAAATTGTAAATACTGAGTTTAGAGTATTATCTAGGGTTCATAAATTTTGTGGAACAGTAGATGCTTTGTTTAAGAATAAAAAAACTGGCAAATATATAATTTACGACTGGAAGACCTCCTCAGGTATTCGTGATTCAATGTATGTACAAATTTATTTATACAAAATTGCAATATGCGAAATGTTTGGATATCAAATTGAAGAAGGTGTCATAGTGAATGCTACCAAAACTGGAAAGCTTAATCTTAAAGCCTTTGAAATTAATGAGTCTTGTGATGAAACTGCACTGGCTTGTTTAAAAATGCACCAGTTTCTAAACCCAAAAAAAAGGAGTAAAAAATAATGACTAATAAAACGGGAGTAGCAACAGCAGTATTTGATAACCGAACTTATCAGGGTACACCAAGTAAATTTCCAAGCTGGAAGGTTATAATTGGTAATGAAGAGTTTGTTGCTTATACAAATCTTGATATTGGAGTTAAACAAGGAGATAATGTTTCTTTTGATTATGGTGTAAGTAAGAAAACTGGTAAGCCTTACATTGAATCTGATTACACTACTAAGAAGCCAAAGATTCAGGTTATACCTCAAGATGGTACAGCACCAGCAGAGGAAATACCTGTTTATGATGATAATTTGAGCAATTATGAACCAGACCATTTTGCAAATAACAAAGTAGTTGATAATAGCCCAAGCAACTTCAATTATGGTGCGAATGTGTCTAAAACAGTTGATAAGAAATCAATGCAGATTTTTGCGACAGCTTTATGCAAAAGTAGTTTGGAATCAGGACAATTAAAATGCGATAGACAAAGCATACAAAATTTCATAAAAGAAATGAAAACTGTATTTGAATCTGAATTTTAATATGAATTTAACCCCAGCTTTTTTTCCCAAGTCCCTTTCGTTTTTCATCTTGGTTTTTAGCTGGGGTTTCCAACTATTGCAAAGAATACAAAAATAATATAATGATTATAAAAAAAGTAACTGGTTCATGCCTTTTTGAATATATTTCAGAATATGACTCAGAAGAAAAAGCTTTGAGTGGATTAGAAGGTACATTCAAAGAAGTTAAGATTAGTAATCTCAAAATGGAGAGAACTAAAATTACAAAGGAGAAAACCAATGACAGTAAGTCAGAAAGAACTCCAAAGACTGCGTGATATTGAATATAGAAAATATCAACTTGGTCTTAACTTTCAAGCGAAAGCTAGGAAGTATCTTGAAGAAGCACGAAGATTAAGCTTTAAAAGAATAAGAGTTCAAGAAGAATTAACAGCTTAAGTTAGTTCTTAACATAACCAGTAAAACAAGGAGAAGGCATATGGAACACTTTACTCTAAAAACCCCTGAAGAAATAAAACAAGAACTTGATACTGCTAGTGATGCAGTGGCAGATGCCCAATACGATTATCGTAGAATAGAAGAACATAAAAAAATTTCTTTAGAACAATTAACTTTAGCTTCTAAAATGGAAAAGAACTGTAGTATGGCAGAAGCCAAATCTCATGCCATTGCAGATAATAATTATAAAGTCTTAGTAGATGGTGCTATTGAAGCTGAAAGAAAATACAGTAAAAAAAAATCAAACTATGCAAACTTATTAGCAACTTTAGAATATATGAGATCATGGATAGCAACACAAAGACACATAAACAAATAGACGATAGGGGAGAACTTGATTTGGAACGAGTCATAGAACAGCTAACTAATGAGAATCTTATTTTAAAAGAACAAAAAGAAATACTAAATTTAAGAGTTAAGTATCTGCAACAACAGATAAGGAATTATGGAAAAAAAGATATTTAATAAAGGCGAACTAAACAAAGAGGTGTACCATGAAAGAGTTAAAAACTATGACCCAAGATTTGCTGAAAAAAGGTTTGAAGATTACTGTAGAAGTAAAAAACTTTCTTTTAAAAAGTTACTACTCAATGCAGATGAAAACTTGTTTGAAAGTCCTATCCCGCATTGGGGTAAGCTTGGTCTTATGGTTGCTCAACCTGATTATTTTTGTTACGGAAATGATAAACAGTTCTATGCAGAAATTAAAGCGAGTAATAAAATCAAGATACGAGATTTAAAAAAGTATTGTGCTTGGGAAGCTGTAATGTGTGATGTTAAATATACACCCTATTACATATGCTTTTGCTTTAACGATAAAATGATTATTAAAACTATCTCCCAGCTAATGGAACTATTGCCAAAATCTAAGCTTGATTCATACCATGAAGGCAATAAATACTTTGTTATTCCTCTTTAGTGTAAGAGATTAGACACCTCAGAATCAAAGTCCGTAAAATTACAAGGCTCTAATTCATATTCTACATTTAAAACATCATACTTATCTGTGCTACCAACTAAAGATACTACATGACGAGTATTAAATAAATTGTCAGCTAAATCTTCTACTTTAGTATAGGTATATTTTGACTCTCCAGTCTTTTTACAACGATAGCTAATGATGATTGTGCTTAACACATAATCCATTTTATTTTTTGAATTTATTAATGGTATTAACTCCGAATGACCCGCCAACGATTGTGAGAATGATAATCCAGTAGTAGTCGTTTGCTTGTTTGAGTATTTCCCAACCAGTAGCCATAGCTTGCTGAAAAGACGGAATAAAATGAGCCAAAAATAAAATCGTAAAGACCAAAGTAATCCACTCATCTTTAAGCGAATTGTTTCCCTGTTTAATTTGTTCAATATTGACATCTTTAATTGCATCAATCTCAGCATTCCTAGTTATTTCTTTTTTCTTCAAGTGATGCTGTATAGCACCCACAGTTTTATCAGCAATTAACTTAGTAAGTGGGTTGCTTAATAATTTTAACCAAATCATAGTTCTACCTTTGTTCTCATATAGCTAAATTCTTGTCAAATTAGCCTTTTTTAAAACGATTTGATAGCCTTACCTTATCAACACTTAGAGAATAATTTATATAGCCTTAAAATAGCTTAAAATCAGTTTTTCTCTATTTTCTCAATTAGTAGTTGTATGTAGTGAACAGCCTTTTTTAAATCTTGTATTTGCATAAAAGCATCGCTGTTTTTTCTATTATACCTACTAATATATTTGATAGCATTGCCTTGATACCAATTCAAGTTGTTTTCATAGATGTAATCTGACACCTGAATCTTTTGGTCTTTATAATGCGAACCACCCACCTGAGTATCTTTAGGAGATTCAAATATATTTTTAAATAAAGCTGGATTAGTCATTAGTAAGGTATGTAATTTGTTTTTTGTGTGTCATCATCTCTAATTGCTTTTCCATTAATTTTTCTATTCTTCTTTTCATTGACATAAGAAATATGAATCCAACCACTATTACCACCCTCGTAAAATTCTAAGATCAGTTGGTCATAAGATTCAATGTTACTAATAATCCAGTCGGCAAGTTCTTTGTTGTCCATTCCTAGTATTTCAAAATCTACCGCTTGTCCTTGAGTGTGTTGGGAAGTAATTTTTGAACCAATAGCAATACAGAGTTCTCCTGATCTAAATCCTGAAGAAATAGTTACTGGCTTACCAAAGTGTGATCGTATTGGTTGAAGCACATTGGTACATAAAGATTTAAGATTATCTATTTGAGATGCGTTAGGATTATTAGGTATTCCTTTTCTTGAAGCCGTTTGCGACTTAGTAAGTTCTTCCAGTGAGAAGTTAGCTGATAATTTCATATTAATTTTCCGATCCATTTGCCTTTGTTATCTAGTACCATCGGCATTAATTTTGGTTGCGAGTCAATTATCATACCACAACCCATAATAAATTTCGTCTTAAAATTCTTTGCGTAATGAAATGCCATATTGGTCTGCTCTATCATACAACCTACTTGCATTCCCCACATAAGAGCGTCACTATTAGCCCAGTATTCAATCTTGAACTTTGAGTGGAAATGACCCTGAACAGTATTCATAGACTGTATCTGACTAACCCTAGCTACATCTGCTGATATACCGTGTGTGAAAAAACATCTTTGTTTATTTGGCAAAGTAATAGTTAAATCATTAACCCAGTTCCATTTCTTAACATTTAAAAATTCATTATAACTTCTTAAGAACCCTCTAGGTATTCCATGCTTAATTCCTTTTCTGTAAATCAAACTAGAATGATTTGAGTCAAGCAAAGTCATTTCAGGAAATATTGCTTCTAGTTCTTTTATGTATTCTTTTGATAAAGATAGTTCATGTCCAGCAGAAGGAAGATCAGGGTTGGTATCGTGGAAGCTAAGAGCATGACAGTCAATCTCATCTCCAATATTTATGATTCTAGTAGGCTTAAATTGTTTTTTAATTTCTTTAAGAAAAGCAAAGCTATCCTTGCGGTGGTATGGTATATGCAAATCAGATATAATTAATATCCGTTTATGTTCATTCATTATTTAAAATAATTATAAAACCCACTAACTAAACCAGCTATAACCAAAACAACAAAAATTCCGCCTTTGCCTCTGTTGATCTGAGAAAATAATTCATCTTGTCCTTTTTCTAATTTAGAAATTTTTTCACAAATGAATTGCAGTTTAACTTCTGTTGATGATTGTTTAGCCATAAAGTCCTATTAGTTGTATTTGACCACAATGTCAATTATCTAGGTTTACCTTGACCTCGTTTAGCAGAGTTTCTAATTTGCTTTCTTGATCTTCCTTTTCGCTTATTCTTGTTCATGGTAGAAGATATTGGTTTTTTTCCAATGGAAGTTCCTTTGTATCTTTTGGTGTAAGTAACAACTGCACCATATATATTTCCTTTTTTTGCCATTATTTTGGATTTGGGTTGCTGGGTTTAGGTCTGTCTTGATTCATTTAACGACTCCCTTTTAAAAGAATTTGTTTAATGTCAAACTCTATTCCTTTTATTTTTTCAAAGATAGTAGTAAATTTATTTGTGGTCATTTCTTTACTTCCTTTTTCTCTTTCCATTTCTAATTTAATTTGATTTTGATTCATAGTTAATTGACTAATATATTTAATTTGATTTTTTAAATTAGTGTTTTGAATTATTCCAATCTGTCTTTTATTTTCGTTAATAGTTTCTGTTAAACTTACAATATATTTAACTCCACTAAATGTCCCAACTACAACAGAAGCAATAATAGGCACTAATACAAAGTTCTGTTTAAATAGTTCTGCTATATTCATTTGTTTTTATTTATAATTTTATTTATTGATTTACTTCCATCTTTATTAACTTTAATATCTGCTTTTACTTTTCCACATGAATAACGAATATTATTACCGCTA